TTATCACCTCTTTTATTATTATTTTTCTCTACAAATTTATTACTCTTTTTGTTGGACCGTCCTCGAAATTTACGTAACCTCTCAGCCATAGGAACTGATTCGACGAACTCATCAACAACTTCTTCTGTAAGTTCGACGGGTCCTCCGTCTGAGACATTTGTAATTTTCTCCCTCAGTCCAAGTTTTATATTTGTTTTATGCACAATACACACCGACACAAATTCTAAGGATAATGGGCAAAAACCCTTCTCCATTGCCACACCTTTAATATTGACAAGAACTTGCCAGATATTTCTTTTAGCATCGGCTGTTGTAACACTGTAGTTCGGGATAAGCTTGAACGCAAATCTCTTCTTAGCAGCACCAGTTTTATATGAACCGAGCGTAGCTTCGTCGTGTCTAAGCATTCTCTTATCAACCAAACATACACTGACACCACCACGACAGTTATCGGGCAAATTCCACTCACCTGACACCACTAACCCAGCTAAACACACATAACCTTCTTCGATCAATTTAACACCCTTGAGCAAGTCAACATCAGATAACGAATCGTTCTCAGTTGCGATCACTTTGTCTATCTTTGAAACTCTTACCGACTTGACAGACGTCATAGCAGCCGGAAGAAACTTCTCGGATGTAGACAAATTGATAAACTCAGAGATCTTAACGTCATCTTTGACTACAAGAGCCATCTCAATCTAAGAAGAGTGATTGAAACAACCTTTTATCGCACAAAAACTTAACTAATGATTTATAAACAAACGAACCCGGGGGTGCGGTCTTTATAACCTCACTCACAGCTTCGTCCAATTGTGTGTAATACGCACAATTGTTCAACGAACCAGCAACATCACAAAGAGATCTTCTGAACTCCTCTAAGTGCTCCCAATCCTTGATGTGTTTAGCACCAAGTTTCGAGATTAACTTTAGAGGATCGTAATATACTATACAACCTCTATCGTGATGTATCACATACCTTCCGCAGAAGTAACCATACTGTTTTTTGAACAGTTTTGCTTCAAAGTTCCACATGAGATTTGCTGAATGCTGTACATCCGGGAACTCGCATCCTTTCGGAAAATAAAGCAAACTGTCATCACCGCAAAAGGCTCCTTTAATGATTTTTTCCATCGGGAGCATCGAAGCCAGACAAGCGGCGATAATCACAGTGTTTCCAATGAAAGTCGTAACATCCCCACTCTTTCTTTGATACCA